TGTTCTATTACCAGTATCAGATGTTAATGTAACAGTTGCAGTAACTTGACTTGTTGTTGTATTTCCTAATATCAAACCTAGTATTATTGTTGTTGTGCTAGTAGCCACTGTATAGATTACATCTGCACTTGTTACTCCTGCTTTGCTTGATAATTTAAAAGTATTTGCCATGTTATCATCCTAACGCTATTGCTAATGCTGTTGCCTCATTGGCTGCATCTGTGGCACTTGTTGCACCTATATCTGATAGCACCTCTGATGCACTTCTGCTCTCTAGACCATTTGCAGTAAATCTTGCAAATTCATCATCTGCCACACTAGAACTGTCTATCTTGACTGCGTTTGTGTTTGATATACCAAAAGTTAATGAGGCTTGACCACCAATATCACTTAATACTTCAGATGCACTTCTACCTTCTATTGATGTACCATCTACACGCAAAAAATCATTATCAGCTACACCTGATGTAAACACTGGTACATTTGTATTTGATATACCAGTGGCTGCAACTGCCGCTGTTCCTAATCCTAATGTTGTTCTCTGAGCAGCGGCATCTGCATCATCAAGCAATGCTTTACCTGCCGATGTTAAATCATATGTTGATGCAGTACCAGATCCAGTAAATTGTATTCCTTTATCTGCGGCTGATGTTAAACCAGCTAGTGCTTGTAGTTCTGCATCTAATCTTGCATTTGCTACAGTTCCAGATAATTGAGAAGCATCTATAGTTTTATTTGTTAATGTTTGTGTAGCTGATTCTGATACTAGTGTTGAATTACTACCTGCTGGTAATGTTAATGTGTTACTAGCCGCTACAGAATGTGGTTGTGCTGTTAATGTTTGTGCATGAGCATTACTAACTTCACAGTAAAATTTAATTTGCGAGGCTGACCCACTATTAGATTTAAGATCAATTAAGCCACCTAAAACTGTCAAATCATCACCGACAGATAGATCTGCACCTAATGTTGCATTACCACTGGCGTCTAAAAACACTGACTTTGATGCAGGTATTGTACAAAAAATAGTTTTTGTGCCAGAGCTAAAGTTAACTGCATTGTCACTATTGGAACTGCTAATAATTGTGCTTCTAGCTATGGTGCTAGAGTCACTACTTAGTGTACCTAATCCTACCTCAAACTCTGATGTGCCTGGTAATGTAACTGCATAGTATGTAGTATTACTGTTTCCGACACCAGCAGCAAAAGTTTCAAATCCAGTAACTGCACCAGCTAGTGTAAGTGTGCCAGTACCAGTTGTGGTTGTAGTTTCTTTTACTCTGTCGTTTAATACTAATGCCATTATTTAAGCTCTATTGTTAAGTTACCTGCATTAATTCTAAATATATCACCACTTGCTATTGCCTTACTTGCATCTAATGCACCAACAAATAATATATTACCGCTAGTAGATGCGTCTGCAAGAAATACATGTGTAATAGTATTGTTCGTGCCACCAGAAGCTGGGAACTCAATATTAGCTGCATTTACTGCTGTTTGTGTGTCTGTTGAATCTGCACCTATTGTAGTCCAGTTCGCTGCGGTAACTTGTTGTCTTGCATAGTTAGTAAAGGTTGCCTCTGTTAAAGATCCAGTTTCGGCGGCACTTACTGCCGTTGCAAGTCCTACATAAATACTATCACCAGGCGATGAAAAACTAAGAGAGTTATTTTTAAATATGAAATGTAATAATCTTCTCTCTAGATAATTGGTTGCTGCATTTGTTGCCATTTTCTACTCCTATGTTCTCGGTCTCGATGGCAGACCAACTCTATAACCATCTGTGTTTTCTCTTGCCTCTCCAAGATCTTTTACTCTTTCTAAATATTGTGCGAACAATCCATTATAGTTTTGTATCACATCTGGCTCACCTTTCATAAAAGTATAAGCCTCTACAAGAGATCCGTAAAGTAAAGCAAAAGGTGCGTTAGTGCTAACCCATGTTGTACCAGTATCAGAACCAGCCGTTAAACTCGCTGGTCTATAGAAATAATTTAATTGTACTGTATAATTACTATTTGGTGTAGGTGCTAGAATAAAGTTATCCTCATCAAATCTAGCATAGTATTTTGGTAATCCAGCTGTTGTAGAAGCTGGTGTATATTCTCTTAAAAAATTTACATCTTTCTGTAGTAAAAAACTTTCAGAACCAGATGTGGTTATCTGCAAAGAAAAAGATGCTAGATAATCAGAAGGCACTGTAAGAAAAGCATCTGATGATGTTAATGCACTTGTTACATTCTTTCTAAAATAATCTAGATCTACGCTTTTTAGTATTTTTTCTTCAGAGGCTTTTATAAAATTAGGTATATTGTTTACAAAAGTTGTCTCTGAATTATCAGTGTAATCTTGTATTGCTGTTGTTAATGTCGCTTTTGTAAAACTCATTTATGTCCCCAATGTTACAGGTCCAGCAGTGACAGATCCTCCGCCACCTCTTATTCCTCCAGTTCTAGCAGTGCCACTACTTGCTGTAAATGTATATGTATTATCATCTACTTTGGTTATAGCATAACCAGACGAATTATTCAAAACAGTTGCTGTAAACCCATCAAAGCCAACTGCATCTCTGAATCTAACAGTGTCACTTGTTGATCTGCCATGTGATGGTTCTATAACTGTAATAGACGCACTACTGGCTGTGGATAAAAACGGATTTAGTCCTAATAAGTTTTCTACAGACACCTCTGTTCTTGAGTCTGGTCTTGGTTCATACAATGCTGTGGGGTCTGGGCCTGGATAATTAGGCTCTAACTGTGGATGTTTGGCTTCATACTCATCTGGACCCACCTTAAGACCATTCCATTCTTTTCTCATTTCACGCAAACGATAGCGAAAGCCAGACCGATCTGAGTATCCGTATGCCTTTTTACCACTTGCGTATCTAGCCATTAGTACCTCAAGTATGAAATATTAGGTGTCAACTTTAACGGTGTGCTGTTTGCATCTTCTGCCGCGGCTCTTTGAAATTCTTCTTCATATATGGCTTTTAGTATTTGTATTCTATCTGGTGCTTTTTTAATAGCTATGTAATATGCGAGTCCAGCTGCCATACATGGTAAAAACCTAAAAGGTGCATCTGTCGTATTCACCAAAGCATCTGCATCTTGAATACGTCTTACATAATAATAAACAAGAGTATAAGAAGTGTCTGGTGTAGACCAAAGAGTTATTGTGGGTGTTGTTTGTCTGTCAAAAAAGTATTGACTTGGCTGTCCAGTATTACCTTTGTTTGGTATCCTTAAATACTCACCACGACTCATTTGTGTGAGAGTAAAGTCAACATTATTACTATTTCTTAGCACAACTTCCAATAAATCTACAAATTCACTATCTAATGTATATGTGGCTGTACCAGACGTAACTGCTTTTGTTTCTTGTGTTACAGTCCACATATTTAATCCTCTGTTTGCCCAATCAGCAAACATAAGATTTAATGAACGTCTAGCAGTCTTTGCATCATAGCCAGTTCTCATCTCCAAGCCACATCTCTCATATGCCTCTTCGATAAGTTCTCCTACATCTAAATCAAAATCTCTTGAGCTTGAAGTTGTCATTATTTCTTCTTTCTTCTCACTGATTTAACTCTTCTAGGTGCACCTGCTGGTTGTCCTAATCTTTTCTTTTGAGATATCCTACTACGTTTTTCGGTAGCTGTCATCTCTGAAGCTGTCTTTGGTGTTTTACTAGAAATTCTTTTTGTTGGTCTACAATAAGGCGTACCTCTTTTCTCTCCTTTTTGTCTTCCACACTTCTTACCAGTTCTTTGATCTTTCCAATCTTCCTTGAACCATCTTTTAAGTGCTAAACCAGCTTTTGTTTTTCTAACTGCCATTATGCGTACTTTGTTTTTTTTCTTCTGTCTGCCATTATAGCACCACAACCTCGTGCTATATTAGGATTTTTAGATTTTCGTTTAGTCATTCTTACGACCTTGCCCTCTTTGGCAGTCATTGTTTGACTCTTTACTCTGTCTATAGCCGCGTTCAAGCCACCCATCGCTTTCTTTTTACTTTTGCCATAGTTAGCAGCGCCAACTTTTCTACATTTAGCGATATGTCCTGAAGCATACGCGGAAGGAAATACCTTAAATTTAGCTTTTACTTTGTGATAACATGCGTCTTTTGGCATTATGTTTTCCTTTCTTTATGGCATATACATGACCATTTTTTATGTTTACAGTAGACACAATATTTAACTGGACTACCTCTTACTGCTTCTCCTTTTTTTAGAGGCACAATGTGCTCTTTCAGAAAACCCTCTAGGTCGTGAGCAATCGATTTTTCTCTTCCTCTTGGCACTCCACTTCTTACCTCCAGGTTTGGAAATTTGTTTTGACATTGAACCCCGCGAGATCGCCATCATCTTTCCTTTTTATAAATTCTGTCCACAAGACTTTTATCATCTCGTTATTTTCTTTTACTTTAACTTCCGTAATCGCAGTTCTTTTGTCAACCTCTACAAGTGTAGAAGCAGTCCAAAGAAAAAAAGAGGCAGTTACAGTGCCAATAAGTCCACCAACAACATTTTTCAAAGTTAACACTTCCATCTTCTTCTAGCCTGCCTTAAACGACTATTAGGGTTTTTAGCTGCCTTCGGAAACTTTTTCATTTGGCCTGCACTTCTAGCACAGAATGATTTACGTCTGTTAGCTGCCTTACTCCCAGGTTTAACTTTACCAGTAACAGCAGTTTTTAGCTTACTGCCTGGATTATCTCTACGATATTTAGCAA